AGAGAGGGACATCATCGCCGCTGCATCGGTAAACACTGACATGCACGACCTTGTTACCGGCATGCTTCCCGGACGGGCGGTCTGGACGATCAGCTCTGATCGACCCGGAAAATCGACTGTATCCGGATCTTTCCTGATCACCACACGGTTCACGCAGGACGGGCTGTTCCGAATGGAAAGCCGGGACGGTGATTTCCTCGAGGCGGAGCTGGATATCGACGCATTTCGTGTCGTCAGTGTCGCGGCAGATCAAAGTGGGCTGATCGCAGCTTTGGCCATCGCGATGTCGACCATACCTTATGCGGCCTACAGGGGGGTTGAGTGGGAGGATGCCCTCTACCTGCCGACCGCATCGAACAGGCGCTCCCTGCGGGATCTCGTGACGCCGCTCGTCGGTGCGCCGCTGACCGAGGTCGCCTTGCGGTTGGAGCAGCTGTCGGGCGCGCAGAGTGCGGATATCACCGCGAAATACCGGCTGCGTGGGAAGGGCCGGGAGAACATCCTGCGACTGCAGCTCGAGGCCAAGCGCGGGCCGACCCGGCTCAGCTGGGAAGGTCCGCAGGGGCTCACAACGATGGAACTGGTCTCATTCGAGGTCCATGCGGTCTGAGCCTTGCCGCCTAAGACAGCCAGTTTTTCACCTTGCGCGCAATCTCGATGGCATTGGACCCGCGCAGGATGTCCCAGTGGTTGCCGGGAACGTTGAAGACCTCTACCGGCCCGTCCAACGCGGCGGTCCAGCCTGCGATATCCTTCGCATGAGAGGTTTCGCAGGTGATCAATAGCGCCTTCTCGGTCGTCAAGGGCCTTGGTCGGTAGGTGAAGTCTCCAAGGTAATTTCCCTCCAGCCCAAGGTCGGGGCGCGGTGCAAAAAGCCTCCCTGCCGCATTTTCGAGCCAGGGTAGCAACTTGCTGCTGAACGGCCCGATCGGGTCCACCAGCACAATCCGCCCACCTGTGGCGCGTAGTTGGGCAATCTCGAATGCAATACGTGCGCCGTAGCTATAGCCCATTATTACGGTCGCCGGATCGTCCGGGATATGGTCCACGGCTTCCCGTGCCTTCTGTCGGACCGGATAGGATCGCTTGCGCTGTGAATAATCGGCGCAGATTCCTGAGACCCGGATACTTTCCTTCATGGCGCGTGCAAACTCCAAGTAGTCCGTCACGCCACCCCCATGAACATGGCACACCACGACATGGGCTGCGCCTTTTCCGGGTTTTAGCAGGCGAAGTTGCGATTTCTCTGCAGGGGTGCCGATCAGCTCAGCGATACGCTGGATGCTTGCGCCCGCCATGATGATCTGGTCGAGCGTCAGATTGCGGCTGAAACGCTGGTGGATGTGCATGAGCAGTTCCATCGCCCGCAGGCTGTCTCCACCGACGTCGAAGAAGTTGTCAGTCGTGCCGAAGTCCTTATGGCCCAGTACACCCTCAAAGATTTCCACCAGGGTTTGTTCAACGGGGGTTTGGGCGGGGACGGATTCGATATCCGAGACCTTTTGCGGTAGCTCCAGCCGATTGCGCTGCAACTTGCCCGTCACCGTTCTTGGCAATGTCTCCATCGGCACGAAAAATTGCGGAATCATGAAAGCGGGAATCCGATTGCAGAGCCATTCCTTCAGCTCTTCAGGTGTCACGCTTCCCTCATAGAAGCAGGCCAGCCGCGGCAGGCCGCGGGCGCAATGCCTGACCGCCACGGCGACCGCGCTGATCCCCGGATGCGGTTTGATCTCCTGTTCGATATCTGCCGGGTAGATGTTGAAATTCCGAATCTTGATCCGATCATCCACGCGACCGACAAAATGCAGTAGGCCGTCGTGGTCGAAATAGCCAAGATCGCCTGTCGCAAAACTGCGGACCCCGTCGGCATCCGTCGAAAAGGCTTGTGCGCTGCGTTCGGGATTGCCGACATATCCTTCTGGCACCCTCAATGAACGGTGCGTGATTTCCCCGATCCCGCCTGCTCCAACCGGCTCTCCATTATCATCGAGGAGTTTCATGTCATTTTCGCCAATGACCCGCCCCAGCGGGATCTTGTCGAAGGCAAAATGCTCTCCGTTATGGATCTTGAAGCAGGAGCCCAGCGAATATTCCTGCTGGGCATAGACATTCAGAAGGGCCGCTCCGGGTTTGGTAAGTCGTTGAAATAAATCGAAATCATTCTTGAAGATTGGTTCGCCGCACAAGACCAGCGTGTTCAGGTCGGGCAAGCTGTCGTCTATGTCCGACAAGGTTCGGAAGAGGGCGGGATAATTGTGCCAATGTGTGACATTGTCTGCTTTCAGCCAGTCAAAAAGAGCCTGGGACGAGCCAGACGTTGCATCATGGCAGGTGATGCAGGCTCCGGCGTGGAGGGCAGCCAGCACCCACGGAACCGACAATGTCCCGCAATGACCGAAGATCGAGCGCTCATTCAACCCGGTCAGTTCGATATATTGCAGGGCGACCGTCGCCTTGATTTCCCTGGTTTCTCCCGAGATTTTTGGGATTCCCGTGCTGCCCGAAGTGGTCCCCACTGCCGCTAGAACGGTCTCCGGTACCTCTGTGGAGAGGTATGGCCGCCGATCTTCGCTGTCGTCGGGCAGGCCGATTTGACAGATCTTTTTTGCCAGGGCATCGGGCAGATTGCGCTCTGACACGAAAGCCTTGGCTTTTGCGGTGCGCAGGATATCGACGACGCTTTTATCGGGGAACCTCGGGCTGATCGGTGTGAATGTCATTCCGGCTTTCAGACATGCCCAGAATGTCACGATGAAGGGAATTCCTGTCGGGCCAAGATACCCCACGAAGTCGCCGACACCCAGACCATTGGCGACAAGCCTGCGCGCAATCACATTGGCCCGACTGTCCATCTGGACAAAGGAGAGCGCCCGATCACCATCTCTCACGGCGATCTTATCAGGCATTGCAGTCCAGCGGCTGGCTGTCGCGTCGAGGAGGGCACCCATGCTGGCGAGTGAGGAAAAACCGTGCATAGCCTGAAACCCGATCTCGATTGCGTAGTTGTTAAGGGTTAGCCCATGGCAATCAGGTTGTCGACGGGCCGAACAGCCCCCGAAAATTAGGTCAATCCCTACCCGGAAGAATTTCCCGGGGTGAAGGCGCCTCGCAAGGTCGGATGGGCGCTTGAGTCCTGAGGAAAGTGGCTGGGGTGGCAGGAACAAAATCCAACTTTTTCTAAGCCCCTGTTTTATCGTAAGCTATTGCTATCACACCACTTCTGATCCTACAACTGTTCCGGAATGGTGTTCCGGAATGGTGGTGCGGAGATGGGCAGACATACTTACCTTTGGCGACGTGGAGCGACCTACTACGCCCGGCTTGATGTGCCGTCTGATCTTGTGGAGATCGTCGGCACCACGACGCGCAAGCAGTCCCTCAAGACGAAGGATGAGGCCACCGCGAAGCGGCTGCTGTGGCCGGTGATCGAACAATGGCGGCGTGAGTTCGATGAGCTGCGCGCCCGGCGCATCCTGACTGACGACGACAAAGCCGTTGCTGTCTGGCAGCACTACACCGAAGGTCTTGAGCGGGATGAGGATCGCCGCCGCAACCTACCGACCGATGCTGATATTGAAACCGCGACAGAACAGGCCGTCGAAAGAGTGCAGCGCGAGAACATCGACACAGCCGACCCTCTTGCGATGCTCGATGCCGCCTTAGAGATTCACGTTCTGCAAGATCAGCTCAAAGGGGCCGAGAGCGTCGACGCCAAAGCGCGGCGCGCTAAGTTATCAGAGCTGCGCAAGCATATGAGCACCGGGAACACTGCGTTGATCGACCACGAAGTTGACGACTTCCTTGCCCGAAACAAGCTGCTCATAGAGCCGGGATCGCCTGATCGGGACGCGCTGGCCCGTCAGATGATGCGCGCAGAGATAGAGGCGCTGAGACGCACCGTAGAGCGCGATGAGGGCAATTACGCAGGACAACCCCTAGACCCTATCGTCAAGCCCGCCAGTGGCGCGCGCAGAGCCGTTGCGGAGCCTGGGCAGTCTGTCTTGGAAGTGTTCGACATCTACGCCACCGAGAACCCAAAACAGGTCAAGCCCGACACGCTGGCACAGGCACGACGCGACGTTGGCTTGTTTGTCCAGTATGTCGGCAACACGTTCCCTGTTACCGAGATCGACAAGAAGGCCGTGCGCGAATGGAAGGCGCTTCTGTTGAAGTTCCCGGTGAAGGCAGCCGAAACCAAAGCCTTCAAAGGCATGTCGATTGAACAGGCCGTCAAGCACAACGAGCAAGTCGGCAAGCCCACGATCACCGCGCGCACCGTCAACCGCCACCTATCCAGCTTGGGCGCGTTCTGCCGGTGGCTTGTGGATCATGGGTATCTTGAACAGAACCCGGTGGACGGCATGGCGCTCAACAAGGAGAGAAATTCAAAGACACTCACCTTTAGTGCTGAGCAGATGAACATCTTGTTCAAGTCGCCGCTTTTCACTGGGTGCCAGAGTGACGAGCAGCCGCGTTTCATTAAGAAGCCGGGCAACGTGCTGATCCGGGATCACCGATATTGGGTGCCGTTGATTATGCTTTTCTCGGGTGCCCGGCCCGGAGAGATTGGGCTGCTTGCGGTTACGGATGTGCGCCAAGAGCATGGCCACTGGATCATGCATATCACCGACGATGGCGACGGCGGCAAGAGCGTCAAGAATGAGAATTCGAAGCGTATTCTCCCGGTGCATGACCAACTAATAAAGCTTGGGTTTATCGACTACCATGCGCGAATGGTGCGGGCTGGTCACGACAGACTGTTCCCGAAGGCAGAGCGTAACGCGCGGGGGCAGATGATGGCGGACTTTTCACGTATGTTTTCGCGCTACCTGACCGGCCTCGGGATCAAGGATGGGCGCGGCTACAGCCAATATTCCTTCCGGCATGGTGCTGCCGATGCCCTGCGCCGGGCTGGGTATCTCGACCACGAGTTCAAATTCTTGATGGGGCACGGCGACACGACCATGACCGGGCGTTATGGCGTTATGCCCCAGGGGTTGCTTGAGAAGCGCGCAGAGCTGATCAACGCCATTGCTTATCCCGGTTTGAGTCTCGACCACCTCATGCCCAAGTAGCCAGAAGGTTGCGCTTGTAACTTTCTGCTTCCGCCGTGAATCTAAGTGTGGTATTTTTGCAACACTGCAAATTTCACGACGGATCACATGTCCTTACAGAAGATCAAGAATGCGCTTGGGTTCGGCACTGAACAGAAGTCGCTGACCCTGACTGACCCCGACGCCCTGAGCTTGTTCGGGGTGCTGCCTACCGCGTCTGGCGTGTCCATCGGCCCCAGCAACGCCATGCGCGTTCCTGCCGTGGCCTGTGCTGTCGGGCTTATCTCCGAGACCATCGGCGCGCTTCCGGTCAAACTCTATGAGCGCAGCACTAAGGCCGCGCTCACCGATCATCCGGCTTATCGCCTTGTGCATGATGAGGCAAATGAATGGACAAGCGCCGCGGACCTGCGCCGCGACCTGACCCTTGATGCCCTTTTGAACGGGGCAGGCCACGCCCAGGTGATCCGCCTCGCGGATGGCACTCCGTATGAACTGCACCGGCTGGAACCGGGCAGCGTGCAGCCTGACAAAGAGACAGACGGCGAACCCTTCTACCGTGTCACAACCGACGCCGGGCAGGTTCGCCTTTCCTATCGCGATGTGCTGCGCGTTGAAGCGATTGGTGGCGCGTCGCCGATCACACTAGGCCGGGAAGCTATCGCCCTGGCACTCAGCTTTGAACAGCATATCGGCGGCTTGTTCGCCAATGGTGGCCGCCCCTCTGGCGTGATCCGGGCGCAGAAAATCCTTGATGTGGACGCCAAGAAGAAGCTGGCTGCAAGCTGGTTCAGCACCCACGGCGGGACGAAATCGGGCGGCACTGCCGTGCTTGATGAAGGTATGGACTACCTGCCGTTATCTACCACGCTTGCAGACGCTCAATTCGCCGAAAACCGCCTTGAACAGATTAGGGAGATCGCGCGCGTATTCCGGGTGCCGCCCACGATGCTCTTTGAGCTGAGCCGGGGCACCTGGTCCAACACCGAGGAAATGGCCCGGCAGTTCATGCAGATCACGCTCAAGCCGTGGCTAACCGCCTGGAGCTGGTCCTACGCCCGGTGCCTGTTGACCCCCGAGGAACGCAAGGAAGCCTACCTTGAGGCCGTCACCGACGATCTGCTGACCACCGACACCGCAGCCCGTGCCACCGCCTACGGCCAGTATCGCAGTATGGGCGCGCTCACCGCAAACGAGGTGCGCGCCGGGCTGAACCTGCCGCCCAAAGACGGCGGTGACACTCTGGAAAATCCCTACACCACCACGAGCAAGGACAAGGCCGCATGACCCTGACCCACACCGCATTCTTCGGTGACGGCGAATACATCTTTGCGCTGACCGATGACATGATCGCAGAGCTTGAGCGCCTTGCTGATCTTGGAATCGGTGCGCTCTACCTGCGCGCCGTCAACATGCAGTTCAAACTCACCGATCTGATTGAGGTGATCCGCCTTGGCCTGATCGGTGGCGGCACCGCCCCGGAGAGGGCCGCGCAGCTTGTCGATACCTACGCCCGGAACACGCCGATTGATGCGCTGTATCCGCTGGCGCTGGACGTGCTGGACGCGCGCTGGGGTGGTGCCGCCGAAGAAGGTGAGGCAGCCACATGACCGATCGCATTGAAATCAAGGCAGCGCTGGCCGTCACCGACGACGCAGGCACCGTGAGTGGTGTCGCATGGCCCTTTTCACCCGACTCTGTAGGAGACGTGATTGAGAAGGGCGCATTCACCTTCCCGGCTTCCCTGCCGATCTGCATGGAGCACGATCAGGGGCAGGTTGTCGGTATCTGGGAAGACTTCACCGAGACCGAGCGCGGTCTTGAGGTGAAGGGCCGTCTGTTTGTCGAAGGCATTGACCCGGCACAGAAGGCGCACCGCCACCTTAGAGCCGGTGTGATCACCGGCCTTTCCATCGGCTTCAAGCATGGCGGTTATGAAAAGCGTCCCGAAGGCGGACGCACATTCAAGGCCGTCACTGTCACTGAAATTTCTCTCTGCAAACGCCCGGTTCATCCCGCCGCGCGTGTCACAGAGGTGAAAGCAACCCCGAAGCCCCTCAAGGAGACCCCCAACATGGAAAACGAGGAAATCGAAACCGAGAAGAAGGCCGCGACCCCGGCCAACGATACGCCGCAGGTGCCGCAGATCGACACCAAGGCGTTCAACGAGATCAAGGACCGGCTGGACCGGCTTGAAGCCAAAGGCAACCGGCCCCAGATCACCGGCGCTGCTAACCCGGTGATGCCTGCCGAAGAGGTCAAGGCGTTCACCCATTACCTGTCCACCGGCGAGAAGAAATCGCTGAACACGGCCAGCGACACCGCGAACCATATCCTTGCCCCCGAGGACGTGAGCGGCGAGTTCATTCGCAACCTGGTGGAATACAGCCCGATCCGGGCAATTGCCGATGTGCGCACCACCGGCGCGGCGAACATCATCTTGCCGAAGCGCACCGGGATCACCAATGCCGCATGGGTTGGCGAGACCGACGCCCGGACGGGAAGCGAACCGACCTTTGATCAGTCGGAAATCGCAGTGAAGGAGATCGCCACGTTCGTGGATATGTCCCTTCAGCTCGCAGAAGACAGCGCCAACGTGCTGAGCGAGGTCAATCTGGCCCTTGCCGAAGACTTCGGCCAGAAAGAGAACGTGTCGTTCGTGAGCGGCAACACCGCTCTTGAGCCTGCCGGGTTCATGGTCAATGCGAACATCGCCGAGACCGTGGCGACCGCCCAGGCTGCAATTTCCCCGGATGAGCTGATCGCGCTCATGTATGCCCTGCCGGCCACCTATCGGAATGCAGGCTCCTGGGTGATGAACGGCCAGACCCTTGCCGCCATTCGCACCTTGAAGGATGGTCACGGCAACTACCTGTGGCAGCCGTCCTACCAGGCAGGACAGCCGGAAACGATCCTGGGCCGCCCGGTGATCGAAGCGGTGGATATGCCGGACATTGGCGCGGGTGCTGAACCGATCATCTTCGGTGACTTCAAGCGCGGCTACCGCATCTATGACCGCTTGTCGCTGGCCGTCTTGGCCGACCCCTACACGCAGCGCGCGAATGGCCTGATGCGTTACCATGCGCGGCGCCGCGTGGGTGCTGGTGTGGTGCGGCCGGACGCCTTCCGCAAGCTTCAGATGGCCGCGTAACCCGGCCCATGAGAACGCAGCTCGCATATGACGCAATCGCATTGGAATACGGTGGCACCACCGTGTTCCTGCGCCCGTCTTTGCGGGCTGCACTTCAGCTTGAGCGCTTGCATGGCGGCTTCCCTGAGTTGCTGCGCAAGATCGAAGAGTTCGATACGCTCACGATCTGGCATGTGATCACCACCGCTGCCGGTATGGAGGCCACAGAGCCGCTGTTCGCCCATGCCGCTGCCCACCCCCTCAAAGACTTCCAGAGGGCCGCACAGGGGCCGTGCATTGAGCTGGTGGCGGCGTTCTTCCCTGAGACACCGGAGACCACCACCAAGCAGCCCAGCACGGTCACCCCTACGCCGTGGGGTGAGCTGTTCAAAGAGCTTTACGGCTTCGCTACCGGATGGCTTGGCTGGACGTCTGAAACGGCATGGAACGCCACGCCGCAAGAGATCACCGACGCCTTCACCGCCCATATCGCCAAGCTCAAGGCCATTCATAGTGAGGCAAAAGATACCGACACCGGGCTGACCGCAGAACAGCGCAAGCAGAACACCGACCTGGGCCTTGATCCTGACTTTGACCGGGCAGGGCTGCGCGCCCTGAAAGAGCTGTCGGAGATGCGCGAAGGGATGGCCCTTTAGTGCCTAAACCGCCCCATATCTGCACCTGTGGGCAGATCGTGCCGCATGGTGAGCGCTGCGCTTGCCAGATCGCGCTCACCCGTGCCCGGAACAAGCGCCACGATGCCAAGCGCCCCAGTGCTGCGAAGCGCGGCTACAACCGTGCATGGCGCGAAGCCCGTGACGCCTTTCTCAAGCTCTATCCCACCTGCCGGATGTGCAGCGCACCTGCGACTGTGGTGGATCACATCACGCCCCACCGTGGTGATGATCGCTTGTTTTGGGATCGCACCAACTGGCAGCCGCTTTGTGCGTCCTGTCACAACCGCCACAAGCAACGAGCGGAAAGGGACGCACTCTCTTAGGCTCGCGAATGGTAAATGGGTTAGCTTTTCAGGCCTTTAACTGTATCAAGGATTTCCTTCAGAAGGTCCTTGTTTGGGGCGTGACCAAAGTCGAGGTTCTCTTCGAACTGACTGTCGGTGTTTTCGTGATCTTGTTTTGGCTTGTCGTGCCATTCGGAGAACGCTTCCTTAACCTGGTCCCAGCCAGCAGTGGCACCATAACTCTGCACATACATCTGTCCAAACGAAACGCCATGGATGATGTCGGAAACACGGAGAGATTCAGCTAAATACCGTTTGGATAATACGAAGGCGAAACGGGCGATAACACCTGCGATACCCATAAAGAACGTGCCTTTTACTAACAAAAACACAACATTCGTAACCGGAATCTCATCGGCTAGATCAGTCGACGTGCTGTGGATGGCAATTGCTGCAATTGCCAAGGCAAATAGTAAAGCGCCCCCACCAAAGACAGACCAGATGGTCGATTTTCCCATAAGATTTTTTTCTCGTGTGCGCAGATCGGTGATCACACCTTCTACGAAACTTGATGAGGTTCTTTGCAGTTTTTCATTTGCTTCTTCGTCATACCGCTCTTTCTCTTCTTCGAAGGCCTCCATTTCGAGTTTCAAGCGGTTACGCTCACTTGCTACTCTTTCCATTTCTTCTTGGGCTTCGTTGATCAAACGGAAACTACGTTGCGCTGATTGCTCTCTTTCAGCCTCTAGTCTTTGAAGTTGATCTTGTAGTTCTTTTTCCAAGCGATCTTCACGGAGGGCGAGTTCTTTCCGGAGCTTTGCATGCTTGGCATCTAGCTCTTTCTCTCTAGCGTCGATGTGCGCGCGCGCAGCATGACGCTCCTTCTCAAGACTACTTCGAAGTTCAATGTTTTCATCGCGCTGTCGCAGAAGTTCATTTCTAAGTGCTGAAAGTTCTTGCTCACGTGATGCCTCGAAGCGCGCTTCCTCTTCTGCTGATTGGTTGATGAGATAGTTTCTACTTGTTTTGTCGGTCATGCGTTCGCCTTAAAGAGGTTTGTTGTCCAGCCTGTATCAACTCAAAGATACTTTGTCCGATTGAGAGTAATGCAATCAAGTGAATTATCTGGAGCGGGGTGGGTTCCAACTTTCGCGGGTTAGAGGGGACCGGCGGGGGGAGGTCCGCACAAGATAGCATCTAAATAACTTTTTCAGGGCTTATTCCCCGAGACATCACTTTTCTTCCTCTACCTCACCAGTTCTTATCCAGAAGCCAACATAGGCTTTGATGTGGTCCAGCACATATGTGTTGAAGTTCTTCTCGTCCCAGATCGTCCATGCCTCTGTTGGCCCAATCGGATTGACGATAATGCTGTCCTGATCATCCCTAGGAACGACTGATCCGAGAAAGTGCGTCATTATATGGCCGACGCACAGTCCATCTTTCCAGCGTGATCCTCTCACATCAATGATCAACTTCACTCTGAAGCCGTCCAGCAAGGGGTTGTTGCCATCCTCTTCAACTTCGGGCTTCTCAATCATTTTGAAGCCTGCGATCTTTAGCTGGTCTTCTGCATACGTCTGACTTTCGCCAATGTTGGTCCAGCACCCGTTTTTTGCGTTGTCACGGACTTCAACCCACGCTCCATCGAAGTTCTTCGGCGACCAGAGGAAGTCTTTTGCAGATGCGGGCCCGGTTGCTGCCATCGCCAAAGCTAGGCCGAATACCCACACAGGTGCTTGTTTCATTGTCCGGTCCTCCTCTGTTGCTACTGTCAATATATCCGTTGAGGCACTGGTGGAAACCCGAACCTCGTCAAAAATAGCGCTGACTCTTCAGGGCGTTGGATAAATGTGTTATATTATAACAACGCAATCCATTGAAGAGCTTAGAGATGCCTGCCCAAACCCCCGTGAGCCTGTTGAAATCGCAGCTCAACCTTGATCACAACCTTGATGATGCGCTGCTTGCGCACAAGCTGGACGCAGCCGAAATCTGGATTGGCCACCACACCGGCACGGCCTTTGCAGCCGGTGATGCGGTGCTGACTGAGGCCGCGTTGCAGCTCGCAGCTTATTGGTATGAGACGCGCGAAACGGCCAGCGACGTGACCATGCGCCCTGTGCCCTTCGGCGTCTATGAGCTGCTGGCACCTTACAGGGAGGCAGTGACCGGCCATGTCGAAGCCTAAGAGCCTGTCTGAACAGTCGCGCATCCTGAGCAAGCGCCTGAGCGCCATTCCTGACGCCGTGGTGCGCGATGTGCGCCCGGCGCTGATCAAGGGTGCTGAGGAAGTGGCCGCAATGATGCGCGTCTTTGTTCCTGTGGACGAAGGCGACCTTGAAGAGTCCATCACCGTGACCGAACCCGGCCAGACCACCCCGGCCTATGCCGAGGGCGGCGGCAGACGCACCGCTGGTAGTAATCAGGCGCTTGTGACTGCCGGGAATGAGAAGGTGCGCCACGGCCACCTTCAAGAGTTCGGCACCGTGAAACAGGAGGCGCAGCCGTTCATGCGCCCCAGTGCGCGCCTGGCGATGCCCAAGGCGAAGCGTCGGATCAGCCGCGCCATAGGCCGTGCCGTGCGCAACGCGGCGGAGGGTGACGCATGATCGACCCCAGCCTTGAGTTCCAGACCGCAATCCGGGCCGCTCTGATCGCGCACCCGGAGGTGAACGCCCTTGTGCCTGCCGAACATGTCCGGGCCGGATCGACGCGCCCCGAGAAGCTGCCGACGATCATCTTGGCGAACCCCCAGATGATCAACCTGGGGCGCGCGAGTGGCGGCCAGTATCTCACGCGCGTCTATATCGACCTGCACATTTGGGCATTGGAAGACGGGGCAGACATGGCCCGGCAGATCGGTGCGGCGGCGTCTGTGGCGCTCTGGGATGCACCTGACAGCGGCACGGTGGGCATTGATGCCTATGAGCGCCCGAGCTTTGCGTTCGCGCGCGACCCTGACCCGGAGCGGGCCTATTGCCACGGCGTCGGCACCGTCGAAGGTGTGATCCGGTGGAGAGTGTGACCATGATCAAGGCAGGGAAACTTGATCGGCAGATCACCATCACGCGCGAAGCTGAGACCGTGGCCGCATCGGGTGCCGTGTCGAAAGCATGGGCACCTGTCGTCAACGTCCGTGCCGAGCTGGTGCAGCGCAGTGCCAATGAATACCTTGTCGGGTTCGGTGAGGCCGATGCAGGCGGCGCGGTGTTCCGCATCCGGTATCTGGCCGGGATCACCACGGCTGACCGCGTGACGTTCTATGGCGTGACCTATGACATTGATGAAATCGCAGAGCTGGGCCGCAGACGTGGCCTTGAACTGCGTTGTTCGCAGGTGGCTGCATGAGCGTTCACAGTCGCGGCGTGAAGCCGCCCCTGACCCCGGACAACGACTCTCTGACCAAGGCGCCACCGGTGCCCAAGCACCTGTCACCCCACGCCAAGGCCGAGTGGAAGCGGATCATGCCGCAGCTCATCACTAGGCGGATCATCACCAAGGCCGATCTTGGCGGCGTTGAACACTACTGCGCGGCGGTAGGTGCGGCGCGCACCATCGCAGACACCATGAGCGCCGGGGGTATTCCCGACCTGAAACTTGGCGGCCTGCAAATCCGCTATATGCAGACCGCGCGCCAGCTTGCCGCTGAATATGGGCTGACCCCGACAAGCCGCGCCCGGATCGGGGCCGGGCTGCCGGATGATGATGACGCTGACAACCCGTTGGCGGTGTGACGATGAGCGCGGCCAGCACATACCCGGCTTGGATCGAAGACGGCAGCACCATCCCGGACCCGCTGGGGCATGGGGAACGCGCTGTGATGTTCTTGCGTCGGCTGCGCCACCCGGCGGCGGTGAATGACAACCGCGCACCCAAGGCCGCGAACACCAACCGGCACCCCCGTGCTTTCCAGCTTGTGCCGTTCCAGGAGCGCATCGTCAGGCGCATCTACGGGCCGCGCCACGAAGACGGGCGGCGCATCGTCAAGACCGTGTTCTTGATGCTGCCGAGAGGCAACCGCAAAACGAGCTTGGCCGCTGCCCTGTCTCTGTTGCATGTGATTGGCCCCGAAAAGGTGCCTGCCGGTCAGGTGATCTTCGCTGCGTCTGATCGGGAACAGGCTGGTATCGGCTTTCGCGAGGCCGCAGACATCATCCGCGAAGACAAGCGCCTTGTGGCCGCAACACGCATTCACGACGCCTTCAACAGTGCCAAGCAGATCACCGACTTGAACAGCGGTGCGCGGCTGCGCGCCGTGTCCAGTGATGGCCGTGCGCAGCATGGCACCACCCCGGCCTTTGTGCTGGCCGATGAGATACACGCATGGTCGGGGCGGGATCTGTGGGAAGCCCTGAAATCCGGCCTAGCCAAGACCGATGATAGCTTGCTGGTGATTGCCACGACGGCAGGCCGGGGCCATGAGACCCTTGCCGCCGAACAGTATGACTACGCCCGGCGTGTTGCTCTGGGTGAGATCGACAACCCCGAGTTCCTGCCGATCATCTTTGGTGCGGAACCGGATGATGATTGGCATTGCGAAGATGTGTGGCACCGGGTGAACCCCGGCCTCAAGTACGGCTTCCCCAGCCTGTCCGGGCTGCGCAGCTTGGCGAAAGAGGCCGAAGACCACCCGGCAGAGCGCTATAGCTTCCAACAATACAATCTAAACATCTGGCACGGGAACAGCCGCGACCCGCTGTTCAACATGGCGACCTATGACGCCCGGCGTTTCGCTGATGACGAAACCGACCTTGAGGCGCTGCCGTGCTGGGTGGGTGTGGACATGGCCCTGAGCGGCGACACCGCCGCTGTAGTGGCTGCGTGGCTGCATGATGATGGGCAGATCAGTATCCGGCCTTGGTTCTTTGTGCCTGGCGACGATCTGAAAGAACGCAGCGAGCGCGACGGGGTGCCCTATGAGCGGTGGCGCGATGAAGGGCTGATCACGGCCACGCCCGGCCCGATCATCGACCCCGAGGCGGTAGAGGATCACCTGCGCGAGCTGGCCGCGCGCCATGACGTGCGCGAGATCGCCTTTGACCCTCACCTTGCCCGGCAGATCATGCAGCGGCTCTATGATGATGGGTTGCCGGTGATCGAACATCGGCAGGCACCCTTGAGCATGGGCGTTGCGATTGGCGACCTTGAGCGCACCGTCAACGGGCACCTGATCCGCCACAACGGCCACCCCGTCTTGCGCCACCACTTCGATAGCGTTGTTGCCAGCCGCAACGAGACCACCGGCCTTGTGCGGATGCACAAGGGCAAGAAGACCGACCGCATTGATGGCGCTATCGCATCTGCGATGGCCGTTCACCGCGCCGTGGCCGGTGAAAGCAACAAATCCAACTACACCGGCGATGATGCCGAGATATTCACTTTCTGAGGTATGAGCGATGAATGATGTAACCATGCCGGGCCTGATTGTTCCCGTCGAAGCGCGGATCACCCAGCTTGAGAAGGGTCTTGCGCGCGCCGACCGTGCGCAGCGCCGTGCCGCGCAGAACATGGAGCGCCGGGCTAAGCAGTCGGCAGACCGGATCGGCAAGACCTATGGTAAGATGGGCGACGGCATGGCCACTGTGTTCAAGCGCATGAGCTTGCCTTTGCTGACCGGGTTGGGATCGGCGGCCACCGTCCGGGCACTGCGCGACACTACGCGAGGGATTGCCCAGATCGGCGATGAGGCTAAACGCTCTGGCGTATCTGCCCAGGTATTCCAAGAATGGAAGTTCGTCGCTGATCAGAACCGCATCGCGGTTGATGCTCTTGTGGACGGCCTGAAAGAGCTGAACCTGCGTGCCGATGAGTTCATCATCACAGGTAAAGGACCGGCTGCCGAGGCATTTGCCCGGCTGGGCTATGGTGCCGACGAGCTGAAGGACAAGCTGAAAGACCCGTCTGAGCTGTTGCTTGAGATCATGGGCCGGATGCGGCGTCTGGACGTGGCCGGGCGTATCCGGGTGGCCGATGAGCTATTTGGTGGCACGGCAGGTGAGCGCTTTGTCGAACTCGTGGATCAGGGTGAAGACGGCTTGCGCCGCACTGTAGAGCGCGCGCATGAGCTTGGCCTTGTGCTGGGTGATGATGTGATCGACAAGGCCGATGAGGTCAGTCGCAAGTTCGATGAGCTGACACAGCGTATCGCCATGTTCGGCAAGCGCGTGGCTGTTGCGGTGGCCGATGGCGTTGTTGAAGTCGCTGACCTGCGCGCCAAGCTGGACGACATTTTCCCGGATGAGAGACAGGGTAGGGCGGTGCTGGGTGATGAGCTGTATGATGCTCTTGCCGCCAACCGCGATGATGTTGAGGCACATCAAGCCAATATCCGCGAAATCAAGAATACCTATGACGACCTGTTCGCGCACATCAATCGCCTGACTGGGCCGGATGGTATCCGCGTGTTCGAGATCGACGACGAAGACGCCAGGTATGCGCTTGCAGATATTCTGGCAGGCATGAAGTCCCTGGTGGACGAGTTCAGCACGGGTGCAATCTCTGCCGAGACGTTTGAAAGTCGTCTGTCTGAGTTGGTGGGTGAAGCTCAGGGCGTTGCAACTGAGCTTGGCGAGATCGACGCGCAGCGCTTTGCCGGTGTGATCGCTGGTATCAACGGACTCTCTGGTGCGCTTGGTGCTGCGTTCAGCATGGCGCAATCGCTCAAGTCGGCCCTGCCGGGGAGTCATGTGCCCACGCCGATGCAGACCTTCCGGGACGCTGACGCAGAGTCGATGCGGAACTGGGAAGCCGAGAAGGCCAAGCTGGACGGCTTCCTTGCCGGAGAGGCTGAGCGGAATGCCATGTCACGTGAACGTCTTACCCTGGAGCGTGAAATCGCGGCGGTGCAGAAGCGCGCTGCTGCCGATGGCGTCACCCTGACACGCGCACAGGCAGAGGCCACAGCGGCGGCCAAGATTGCAGCCGACATTGCGCGCAGGGACGCCGGGAAGGGCGGTGGTGCGAGCGACGATGCTTTTGGCCGGGCTGTCGCGTCTATCGTAGATGAAACCAAGGCGCTTGAGCTTGAGGCCGCCGCCATGTTGGCAGCCGCTGCTGCCGGTAGTGAATATGGAATGGCAATCGAGATCGCAAAGCGCGAAGCGGAGCTTTTGCATTCCGCGCAGATGCAGGGCTTGTCCGTTACACCGGCGCTGCGGTCCGAGATCGCGCGGCTGGCGCAGGCCTACGCGGATAGCTCCAAGAAGGCTGATATGGCAGCCGAGGGGCTGCGCAAGATCGACGATGCCCGGATGCAGATTGAAAATTCGGCGGCCCACGCCTTTGAAGGGCTGATCACCGGCACCATGACTTTCCGCGAGGCGATGGCGAGCTTGATGAAAGACCTGGCGCGCTATGCGGCGCAGAAGTTCTTCCTGCGCCTGCTGGGTGGCCTTGCTGGTGGTGGGCAAGGGTGGCTTAGTAGCTTCGCGACCATGCTTGGTGGTGGTTTTGCGGAAGGTGGCTACACCGGCGACGGTGGTAAGTTCGAACCCGCCGGGATTGTCCACAAGGGTGAGTATGTTCTTTCGAAAGAGGCCACCCGCCGGATTGGTGTTGGTAATCTTGAGGCGCTGCACAGCGCCGCCAGGAGGGGCTATGCCACTGGTGGGTTGGTAGGAGGCGCGGCACCCCTGAGAAGCGCACAGGCGGCGCGCTCCGGGCCTGTGGCGGACTCTGGGCAGGTGGTGAATATCTCTGCGCCGGTGACGGTGAACGGATCAGCGGGTAGCCCGGAACAAAATGCAGACCTTGCGAAGCGTGTCTCACGCGAAATCGAAGGGACAATGCGTGGCGTTGTCTGTGATGAGATGCGCAGGCAGATGAGGCCGGGGAATATGCTCAATTCCCGGAGGGCGCGCTAATGGCACTTACGACTTTCACCCCGCCGATTGCACCCGCGCCGGGCACCAAACACGCGCCCAAGATCAAGCTGTTGAAAGCAGAGTTCGGCGACGGCTACACACAGGCAACGCCGAATGGGCTGAACCATATCGCATATGAGATTTCCTTGCGGTGGGACGCCCTCACAGAAGCGCAGTTCGGCACCATCCGGCAGTTCTTCGAAGATCGTGGCGGCTATCGCCCGTTCTGGTATCAGCCGCGCGGCTTCGCCACGGCACAGAAGTGGACTGCCCCGGCATGGTCAGGAGTGGACGCCGCGCCGTGGAGCTTTGAGGTTAAGCTGGTGCAGTGGTTCGGGGCCGAGGGGTAGCCGGGGAGACTAACCTTTTGCCCGCTAAGAAGGCTAACTTTTTGCCCGCCCGGAGCGGCTTCACCACCCGGAGATAGGCTAACCTTTTGCCCGTCCGGGAAGCTAACCTTTTGCACGTATTATAGTAACTTATTTCTACCTATTACTTATCATATACATAATTAAATAGGAGAGAACGGGCAAAAGGTTAGTTTTGACCTGTTCCGGCTAGAAGAACCCCTTCCGGCTACAAGAGGCCGTCCCGGTTAGCGATGCTGGATTCGGCGCGGTTCACCCTTGACTTCATAAGGGAATACCCTTAGTGTGGGGCGGAACACAAAAGGATGCCCGTATGTCTAACCACCCCACAATCAAACTTCCCCATGAACGCCTTACGCAGCTCAAGCAGATGGCCGCGAACATGGGCGCGGTGAACATGAGCGAGGTTCTGGCCAAGCTTATCGAAATTGCCCAGAATGAGGGCCTTGTCGCACATGAGATACCTGGCGTGAAAATCAACGCGCTGGCTGATGGCTTGGCAATCAAGTTCGACGATGGCGAGGCCGTCAGTTTCTCACACGCGGAGGCGGCGCAGCTTGCGTCTGAGATACGCGCATTCCTCTCCGGAGAGGCGAACGCAAGAACCGTGATCAGCATCAACGCGGACAAGCAGATGAAATTCGGCTTGAAGGGTAAGGGACAGGGGATCGCGATTTCCATTCCGGCCAAGAGCGAAGCCAAGGTGTTCGACCGTGGTCTTGCGTCTGAGTTCGCCCGTCTGATCGACATGGCGTTGCCGAAGGCCGCGTAAACGAAAAGAGGGGCGGCGCGCCCACGCCGCACCTCATGACCGAAAGTTGATGCCATGACTATAGCAAGCTCCGACCCGGATGCGCAGAAAATCGAGAACCTGCGCGCGTTCTTCGACGGTGAAGAACCGGAGCGCACCCAGAGTGACCTTTCAGTTGGGGTTAGTGATGAACAATACTTGGCGCGCAAGGCCGCAGAAGGTGAAGCGCTCTTGGCGGAGTTCGATCAACTCATGGCCGATGATGAAGACGATGAGATTGACGAGTTGGTGCTTGGTGATCCTGACGGGGGCCTTGACGATTTCGACGACGCCAAAGAGGCCACAGAACCGACCTGTGAGCGCATTGATGACCTTCCGGTCCTGACACCCTACGACAAGGCACGTCAGCGGCTCACAGGCGCTGAAATCCTGCGTGACGTGGCCATACCGGGTAGTGATGAGTATCACGAGGCGATGGCCGAAATGGCAGCCGCTAAACGCGCCCTCAAGGTGGAACTGGAGCGTGCAACGGACGATGGGTGGCGCAAACGCCGTGCAACCGATGAGTGGCGCGCAGGTGAGGGCCGCGAAGAATACAACGCCAGTCGCCGGAAGGTCAGGGATAAGCCCAACGTCATGACGCCGAAGGACGTGCTGGACGCCATGACCCCCGAGGAGCGTGAACTGCATAGGAAAGACAAGAACGCAGAGAAAGTCTGGCGCTATGGACGTCGGAAGGCTGGGTGGAGTGAGGAGAGGATCGAAGCTGGGCTTCCGGGGTGGTGGGAACGGCGGTTAAGTCGAAGGGATTGCGACTAATTACCAAATATGTAATAATATAACATGTAAAGGCTGGGAACGCTCTATTGGCCGTGACCCCGCGCAGGATCATCTTTGCGATGTAAGTCACCCGGCGCGGGGTCACATTTTACAATGTAAGTAAGCACTTAAGCGCGACAAAGTGAGCGCACCATCGCCGTTCATTGCAGCTTGAAGGAAGAGTTCTTCGCGTGCGAGCTTGAGGGCAAGAGAACTTGGAAAGGCTATGGCTATGTGGCTGCCGAAGGCTAGACCAGAAGTCTACATTGACGACGAGCTTTATGCTGAACTCCGGTCAGAGTTAGCTTTGCATCTTCTCAGGACGGGGCATCATGATCCGGATACAGCTGCTGTCCATGTCCTAGGTGAGATACGAGGTGTATGGCCCCGGTGTATCTTGAAGGATGTGGAGGTGGCATAGCTGCATCGGCAATATTGTTGACTCTTTGTTCGTCATTCCGCGATATGTGATAAAAACCAAGAAAAGGGGCGCAATATGCAGGGCAATCTTACATCACTGGAGCTATGCGCTGGTGCAGGCGGCCAGGCTCTTGGTGTTGAACGGGCCGGTTTTGGCCACCAAGCTCTTGTTGAAGTCGATGATTGGTGTCGCAAGACACTGGTGCTGAATCGCCCCAAGTGGAACGTAGTCGAAGGTCAACAGGCCGACCTGACCAAGTTCGACGCGCGGCCTTTTGCTGGTGTTGATCTTGTGGCCGGTGGTGTTCCGTGCCCTCCGTTTTCGAAGGCTGGAAAGCAGCTTGGTGCCGCCGATGAGCGTGACCTTTTCCCAGAAGCACTGCGCGTTGTTGACGAAGTGCGCCCAAAGGCGGTTCTGCTTGAGAACGTCCGGGGCTTTATGGACGCCGTGTTCCATGACTATCGGCAGAAGCTCAAGACCCAGCTCAAGAAGATGGGCTACACCTTCGCCGACTGGCACCTATACAACGCAAGTGACTTTGGCGTCTCGCAGCTCCGGCCCCGTGTTGTGATCGTGGCAGTGCGCGAAGAATATGCGGACAAGTTCGAGTGGCCTAAAGGCGGCGACATGCAGCCCCCGACCGTGGGTGAGCTGTTGCATGATCTCATGGCCGCGCGTGGCTGGAAGGGTGCAGACGCGTGGCGCACACAAGCGGATGAGATCGCACCCACCATCGTGGGTGGCTCCAAGAAGCATGGCGGGCCTGATCTGGGGCCGACGCGAGCCAAGCGCGCGTGGGAGACCCTGAACGTGAACGGCAAGACCATCGCAGACGAAGCACCAGACCCGGACTTCTTGGGGATGCCGCGCCTGACCGTGCGCATGGTGGCGCGCTTGCAGGGGTTCCCGGACGAGTGGCAGTTCGCGGGACGCAAGACCGCCGCCTATCGGCAGGTTGGTAATGCGTTCCCGCCGCCGGTCGCGCAAGCTGTCGCACAGAGCCTCAAGGCTGCAATAACGGCGCGCCGTCTACATGCGGTGGCGTGATGGACGCTTGGCTTCTTGAGGCGCGTAGACGGTTTCATGCAGAGTGTTTGGCTGGGCCAATCACGGAGACCAAGGGTGTGCCGTCAGTCGCGGACGTGTCGAACAAGTCGAGCCGTGAAATAGCAACGGCACTTGTGGCAAAGATCGGCACCACTCAAAACCACGCGGAGAAGCCTGCCGGGCAGACCGCTGGGCATATGTTCGAGACGGCCTGCCAGACGTTCATTGCCGAGTGCTTCGCGCAGCTCACACACTTGCGCCCCGGAGATTTTTCAGTCGAGAAGGGGCAGGCAATTTCGCAGTTTGATCAGTATTCGCACTTGGATGAGCTGCGCGCTCTGGCGGATGCCAGCCGCGAGTTGAAGACCCACCTGGGCACTGACTACCTGATCAAGCCTGACGTTGTTGTGATCCGCGCACCTGAACCGGATGAGAACATCAATGTGAATGTTGCCCTTGTGGATGAGACGGTTGCCCGGCGCACAGCGCTGCGCGCCGCCAACGGTGCGAGCGCGACGCTTCACGCTTCGATTAGCTGCAAGCTCACTATCCGGTCAGACCGTGTTCAGAACACGCGTTCTGAGGCCTTGAACCTTGTCAGGAACCGTAAGGGCCGGTTGCCGCATATCGTCGCTGTCACGGCGGAGCCTGTGCCGTCACGCATCGCTGCAATCGCACTTGGGACCGGCGACATGGATTGTGTATATCACTTCGCGTTGCCGGAGCTGGTGGAGACCTTGCGCGAGCAAGAACGTGAGACCTTGGAGCTGGTCGAGACCATGATTGAAGGTCAGCGGCTACGCGATATAGCTGATCTGCCGCTTGACCTTGTGATCTGACTCCCTACGCCCTGCACAGTTATTAGAGACTTTGAGTGGAACCGCCCGTCAGTAACGACCTGGCAGGCTTTTTCGAGTCGGGCCGTAGGTCGCCGCTTGCAGATAGGTCCGGATACGTGTGTCGGAAAAGTGTTCCGGAAGTCAACTTCTCTATTTGCCTAAGTGTCTGTAATATAAGGAAAAAGAGAAAGTGGCTGGGGTGGCAGGATTCGAACCTGCGGTACGCGGTACCAAAAACCGTTGCCTTACCACTTGGCTACACCCCAACGGTGAGGGGCTAATTAATGGGGGTTGCCGTGCGGTGCAAGCCCTGAATCGCGGTTTCTTGTGGAAATTGTGACGGGGGCCGCAGACCTTGGGCAAGGGGGGGCTGATATGGGCGGCGCGACCCTGCGTCACAATTGATGTGCAGCATGGACAAGGTCGTTGACGCTACGCCATGTTGTGGACGCAGATGTGTTTGGGAGGCTGATATGCAACTGGGACTTCGCCCGGAAATCGAGGGCTTGCTGGAGCAGGTGAAAGACATGATCCAGAACGAGATCATGCCCCTGGAAGAGGAATACCACGCCGAGATCGCGAAAGAAGACCGCTGGACCTATACCGCGCGGCAGGCGGAGATTCTCGAAGGCCTCAAGGCCAAGGCACGTGAGCGTGGGTTGTGGAATTTCTGGCTGACCGACAGCGAGCGTGGCTTTGGCCTGACCACCGTGGAATACGCCTATTTCGCCGAGGAGATGGGCAAGACGCCGCTTGGTGCCGAGGTGTTCAACTGTTCCGCGCCGGACACGGGCAACATGGAAGTGTTCGAGAAATACGGCTCGGAAGAGATGAAGGAAGAGTGGCTCAAGCCGCTTCTCAACGGGGATATCCGCTCTGCCTACCTGATGACCGAGCCGGATGTCGCCAGCTCGGATGCGACAAATATTTCAATGCCTTGCGTGCGTGACGGCGATGAATATGTGCTCAACGGCGACAAGTATTGGTCGTCGGGGGCGGGGGACCCGCGGTGCAAGGTCTATATCGTGATGGTGAAGACCGGGGATGATGATGCGCCGCGGCATCAGCGGCATTCGATGATCGTCGTGCCTGCGGACACACCCGGTATCGAGACGGTGCGCCCTATGATGGTTTACGGTCAGGATGACGCGCCGCACGGGCATATGCACATGCGCTTTACCAATGTCCGGGTGCCGGCGAAGAACATGCTTCTGGGCGAGGGGCGCGGCTTCGAGATCGCGCAGGGGCGGCTTGGGCCGGGACGTATCCACCATTGCATGCGCGCCATCGGGCAGGCGGAAGCGGCGCTTGAGCGGTTCTGCAAACGGGCGCTTGATCGTGAAGCCTTTGGCAAACCCATCGCACATCTTGGGGCCAATTACGACATTATCGCAAATTGTCGTATGGAAATTGAGCAGGCCCGCCTGCTTTGCCTAAAGGCGGCCTGGGTCATGGACCAGGGCGACCCGCGCGAGGCGGCGCCTTGGATCAGCATGATCAAGACGGTTGCGCCGAACGTGGCGACCAAGGTCATCGACGAGGCGATCCAGGTGCATGGCGGCACGGGCATCTCGCAGGATACCCCGCTTGCGACGGCCTGGACACAGGTGCGCACGCTGCGGTTTGCCGATGGGCCGGACGCGGTTCACCGCCGCCAGGTTGCCCGCAAGGAGCTGCGCAAATACACGCAGCAGAAAGTCTGAAAACCAACGTCGGTATGACGTCGGTATCGCGTCGGTATTGCGTCGGTGCGAAATGTGGCAGCGTCGCCCCCGTTGGGGCGATGCTTTTGCGTTTCAGGGGGCGACGGGACGTGCCGACGCGGAGCGTATTTCGCAGGATCAGACCGCACCGCCCCCGGCATCATCGCGGGAGGCGGGTCACGGCGCATGGAAAAAGTGGGGCAGGGAGGCGTATCTTTTCTTCCCAGCGCACAAGTAGGGGTTGTAGGTTTTGAGTATGAGCTGTTTCACGAATCTTGACTTTACGATTGCTCCCACGATGGCCGTTGCGCTTTGGGTGATTAGCGCTGCCATTCTGATTTGGGTGTCGCGAAAGAATTGGTTTCCCGGCAAGCCCGCCTTCCAGCTCACATTGCTGTCGATGCTGTGGTGGTTGTTCACGGTTGCGTTCGATCAGGCCTCGCAAGGTGAAGCCTGCAAGATCGCCTGGTCTCTCGCGGCCTGGCCGGGTATCACCTTGCTGCCGATGGCCTGGGCGTTCTTCATTTTCGATTATACCTGGAGCAGGGCCAGGGGCCATCCGCTGCGGCGCTTGCTCTACATCGCGCTGCCCAGCGTCGTGGGCATGATCGCCCTCACCAACAGCCAGACGAATCTTCTATATGGCACCGGCACGCGGATCATGTCGGCCGGGACGCACGAGTATGTCTATTTCGATCACGGGCCGCTTTTCTATGCCGTGGCGGCGGTCCTTTATATCTTTGTCATGGGTGCGCTGGGGGTGTTGGTCTATGCCTATTACCGGGCAAAGACGATCATTCGCCCTTTCCTGAGCGTCTTGCTCATCATAACGGCGGCGCCCTTGACGGCGAATATGGCCTATGTGCTCTGGGGGATGACATTCTACGGGTTCGATCCGACCCCGTTCATGTTTGCGGTGTCGTTGATCGCGCTGAGCTGGTTGCTCATCAACAACACGATGATGGACACCGCCACACAGGGCCGGACCCTGCTTTTTTATGAGACGGAAGACCCGGCGATCATCATCGACACGCAATGCCGTGCCGTTGGGGCGAATTCTGCGGCGCAATCCCTGTTTGGCCGGACATCCCTGCAACGGGGCAAGCCGGCCACGCGTCTTGACAAGATTGGACCGTTGCTGCGGCAGCTGGTCGAGGCGGGCGAGGTTGTGCATGATGATCCGATCCACCTGCGGGAAAAGGTCTTCAAGCTGCGCGTGCTGCCCATTGAAAGCCCCATTCAGAACAAGAACAGCTATATGGGGTGGACGATATCGCTCGTGGATATCACGGAGATCGAACATTCCGCCGAAGCCCTGCGCGAGGCCTTGGCCCATGCCGAGGCCGCCAACCAAGCGAAATCCCAGTTCCTTGCGATGATCAGCCATGAATTGCGCACGCCGATGACCTCGGTCAAGGGAGGGCTGGACCTTGCATTGCACGGCCCCATGGGAGAGATCAGCCCGCAACTTCGGAACCTGTTGACCATTGCCCAGAGAAACAGCCTGCGGTTGTTGAAGCTCGTGGATGATGTGCTTGACCTGCAAAAGCTCGATCTGGGGACCATGTCGCTTCAACTTCAGGATCTGGATGCGGATGAATTCCTGCGCAACATCCTTGAGGAATACGAGGGGTTCGCTGCCGATAAGGAGGTTCGGTTGGTCAATCGCTCGCCGGAGGTCAACAGGCTGCTGCGCGGCGACCAGCATCGTCTCAAACAGGTTGTCGGCAACGTGATTTCCAACGCGGTCAAGTTCTCGCCTGACGGGGGCAAGGTCGTCTGCACGACGCAGGATCTGGGGCCGCGCTTGCGCATTTCCATCAAGGATAATGGCATCGGCATTCCGGAGGGCCAGGAAGACGAGGTTTTCGGGCGGTTCCACCAGGTCGATTCCAGCAGTATGCAAGTGTCCGGCGGCTCCGGTCTCGGGATGCATATCGCCCAGAGCCTGATCGAACGGATGGGCGGCGGGATTTCCTATGAAAGTGTCCTTGGCGAGGGGACCACGTTTCATATCGATGTGCCGTTTTCATCCGAAGAGTCCCGGCCAGCGGAGGCCTAGCGGCCCGTCATGGCGCGGGGAAAGGTATGTATGCAGCACATCTTTTAGTTGAAAGACTGGGGTGTTCGGCGGATAATGCGCCTCTGAGCGGGGCATTCCGAAATGGGGCTGCATGACCGAGATTGATCTATTGCTCGGGAGGAGTATCTCTCGTCGGCGCCGGAAGGCGGGGCTGAGCCGGGAAGAGCTTGGGCGGCGGTTGCATGTCTCGGCGGCGACGATTTCCGCCTTTGAAGCGGGGGATCGCCGTGCCAGCGCGCAGCAGCTATTGGCGATTGCAGAATGCCTTGACGTGCCGGTGGACGGTTTTTTTGACTGGGTGCAGCCCTGCGCGCCCGAACCCGTTGCGCCGGAGGGCTTTGGCGGCTCGGATGTGCGCAACCTTGCCGGGCATTATGAGGCGCTCTCGACATCCCACAGGGCGGTGATTTTCGCCTTTCTCCTTGCGTTGAAGCGGGATTGAAGGGAAACTGCAGGCCATGAACGTCAGGACTGGGTGTTTCTCACTCCGGAGAAGAGGCCTCATTGTCGGTTATCGACCTCAGCAAGGTTCCATTTCCTGAAAACAATCTTCGATTGTTTTTGGACGAAGTGTGCGAGACGCATGAGCTTGATTATGCGGCCTATGCCGGTGTGAACCCGATCGCCCAGAGCGTGCATGGCTTTGTGAATTATCCCGACACGTGGCAGGCCCATTATGTCGAGCACGGCTATCAGCACAAGGACCCGGCCCTGATCCTCGCGCGGCGCAGCATCGCCCCGGTGGATTGGCACGGGTTGCGGGGGGCGCCCGATTTCCAGATGATCTTTCGCGATGCGCATGATTTCGGGATCGCGGAACAGGGGCTGACGATCCCGGTGCGTGGGCCGTTTGGCGATATCGGCCTGTTCAGCGTGACGCGGAACTGTCCGGACCGGGAATGGCAGTTGCTCAAGGGCAAGGTGCTGAGCCATTTGCAGGGGGCCGCGGTGCGGCTGCATGACAACGTGGTGCGGTCACATGCGCTGACGCGGACCTTGATGCATCCGGCCTTGTCGGCGCGTGAAACCGAGATCCTGCAATGGATCGCGGCCGGAAAATCCCAGCAGGACGTGGCCGACATCCTTTCGATTTCCTACCGGACGGTGGAAGTGCACCTGCGGTCGGGGCGGACCAAGCTTGGCGCGCTGACCACGGCGCAGGCGGTGGGGCGGGCCATCGGGCTTGGCCTGATCTGTCCGGACTGAGCCGGGCACGTAGGGTCATGGCCTTGGGCGCCTCGGGTACTACGGGATTTCCCCAATAGTAGAATTTACCTCAAAGTAGCATCATCCCCCCAGAGACCTAGTTTGGAGGGACAATCATGATCTTGATTATTGACGGTATGAACCGCCATCGGTACAGCCGGGTTCTGGATGAGATGTTCGCGCTTCGGGCGCGTGTTTTTGGTGACCGCCTTGGCTGGGATGTTGAAATCGCGGATGGCAAGGAGATCGACCAGTTCGACGCGCTTGATCCGGCCTATGTGATCGGGCTGAACGACGAGGGGCGCGTGGTGTCCTGTGTGCGGGCGTTACAGACCACGGGGCCGCACATGCTGTCGGACGTGTTCTCGGATATCCTCGACGGGGAGCCGCCCTTGCGCAGTGCGACGCTTTGGGAATCGACGCGGTTCTGTGTCGATACGGAGGTGCTCGACAGGGGCAAGTCGCGCAACTCTGTCAGCTATGCGACCTGTGAACTCATGGCGGCATCGCTTGAATATGCGCGCAACTCGGGGATCACCGATATCGTGACGGTCATCGACCCGATCATGAACCGGGTGCTGAAACGGTCGGATTGTGCGCCCTATGATTATGTCGGCAGCACCAAGCCCATGGGCAAGGTCGCGGCGATGGCGGCGCTTCTGGATTGCACGGAAGAGCGTATCACCCGCATCCGCAACTTTGCGGGCATCGAGGGAAACGTTTTCGTGGACGAGGCCACGGCAGAAGCGCTTGCTGATCCGACGCCCGTCACGGCAGGGGGAAGCGCGGTCTGTGCCATGGCCAAGGAGATGCCGCGCAAACGCTGTGGGCAGGAGCAGCTTGAGCAGTATCTTATCGACCAGCTTCTGGATGCCTCTACCGGCGAGGAACTGGCCGGTGCAAAGCGCCTTGCCGACATGCTCTATGACAAGAAGATGATCGCGCGGAAAGTCACCCAGATGGCGGATCACTGACGGGACGCGCAGACCCGGGAAACAGCAAAAAGGGCGGGCCATGTGTGACCCGCCCTTTCATTTTGCGCTGAGGCCGCCTCAACCCTGGAGCGAGCGCACCTCGATATCGCCTTCCTCGCGCGCTTTCATGGCGCGGGCGGCAGCGTGGGAGGCGGCGGCGGTGGTGAAGTAGGGGATCTTGTCCATCAGGGCGACGGCGCGGATTTCGCGGCTGTCGTTGACGGCCTGTGCGCCCTCGGTCGTGTTCATCACCAGGGAAATGTCGCCGTTCTTCAGCAGATCGACGATGTTCGGGCGGCCTTCATAGACCTTGTTCACCTTCTCGCAGGCGACGCCCTGTTCGGTCAGCCAGGAGGCGGTGCCGAAGGTAGCGACGATGGTAAAGCCCATGTCGGTCAGGATGCGGGCGGCGTCGAGCATCTGTTCGGTCTTGTCTTCGTCCTTGATCGAGATGAAGGCCTTGCCCTCGGTCGGCAGGATCATCCCGGCGCCCAACTGGGCCTTGAGGAAGGCGCGCGCGAAGGAGCGGTCCCAGCCCATGACTTCGCCGGTCGAGCGCATTTCCGGGCCGAGGATTGTATCGACACCGGGGAAGCGGTTGAACGGCATCACGGCCTCCTTGACCGAGAACCACGGCATCATCGGGTCGGCAAGCGTCATCTGGTCTGCGATGGGCTGTGGCGTCGAGATGTCGGCGCCTTCCTCGTAGGGCGCGCGCTCGGGGAAGTTCGAGAGCGGCTCGCCAGCCATGAGACGTGCGGCGATCGAGGCGATGGCGCTGTCGGTGGCCTTGGCAACGAAAGGCACGGTGCGCGAGGCGCGCGGGTTGACCTCGATCAGGTAAATCTCGTCATCCTTGACGGCGAATTGCACGTTCATCAGGCCGACCACGTGCAGCGCCTTGGCCAGCGCCACGGTCTGTTCCTTGATGCGGTCGATGATCCCGGTCGAGAGCGAGTAGGGCGGCAGCGAGCAGGCGGAGTCGCCCGAATGCACGCCGGCCTCTTCGATGTGTTGCATGATGCCTGCGATGTGGACGTTTTCGCCATCGCAGAGCGCGTCCACGTCAAGCTCGGTCGCGCCGGAGAGGTAGCTGTCGAGGAGGACGGGGCTATCGCCGGAGACGACCACGGCCTCGGTGATGTAGCGTTCAAGCTGGGCCATGTCGCGCACGATTTCCATCGCGCGTCCACCAAGAACGTAGGACGGGCGCACCACCAGCGGGAAGCCGATGCCTTCGGCAATGGAGAGTGCCTCGGCGTCGGTTGCGGCGATACCGTTCTTGGGCTGTTTCAGGCCCAATTCGTTCACCAGCGCCTGGAAGCGCTCGCGGTCCTCGGCGAGGTCGATCGCGTCGGGCGTCGTGCCGAGGATCGGGATGCCTTCGGCCTCGAGCGCATTGGCGAGCTTGAGCGGGGTCTGGCCGCCGAACTGCACGATGACGCCGTGCAGCGTGCCGTTCTGTTGCTCGGTGGCGAGGATTTCCATGACGTGCTCAAAGGTCAGCGGTTCGAAATAGAGGCGGTCCGAGGTGTCATAGTCGGTCGAGACGGTCTCGGGGTTGCAGTTGACCATGATCGTCTCGTAGCCCGCGTCGGTCAGCGCGAAACAGGCGTGGCAGCAGCAATAGTCGAACTCGATGCCTTGCCCGATCCGGTTCGGGCCACCGCCGAGGATCACGACCTTCTTCTTGTCGGAGGGACGCGCCTCGCATTCCACCTCGCCCATCATCGGGGCCTCGTAGGTGGAATACATGTAAGGCGTTTGCGCCTCGAATTCGGCGGCGCAGGTGTCGATGCGCTTGAACACGGCGGTGACGCCGGCGTTGATGCGGCGCTTGCGCACATCGCTTTCCTTGTAGCCGGTGAGCTTGGCAAGGCGGGCATCGGTAAAGCCGAGCATCTTGAGTTTGCGCAGGCCTTCGGCGTCCTGAGGCAGGCCGTTTTCCATGATGGCGGTTTCGGCCTCGACGATCTCGCGGATGCGGGCGAGGAACCACGGGTCGAACATCGTTACGTGGTGGATTTCATCATCGGTCAGGCCGTGGCGCATGGCTTGGGCGATGGTGCGCATGCGGTCCGGGGTCTGGACCGAGATCGCCTTGATAACGGCGGCCTTGTCCGGCGCGCCGGGGATCGCGACCTCGTCAAAGCCGGTGAGGCCGGATTCCATCGAGGCGAGCGCCTTCTGAAGCGACTCGTGGATGGTGCGGCCGATGGCCATGGCCTCGCCCACGGATTTCATCGCGGTGGTCAGCGTCGGCTCGGAGCCGGGGAATTTCTCGAAGGCGAATTTCGGGATCTTGGTCACGACATAGTCGATGGTCGGCTCGAACGAGGCGGGGGTGACCTTGGTGATGTCGTTGTCGAGTTCGTCGAGCGTATAGCCGACGGCGAGTTTCGCGGCGATCTTGGCGATGGGGAAGCCCGTCGCCTTGGAGGCCAGCGCCGAGGAGCGCGACACGCGGGGGTTCATCTCGATCACGACCATGCGGCCATCTTCGGGGTTCACCGCCCATTGCACGTTGGAGCCGCCGGTTTCGACACCGATCTCGCGCAGCACGTTGATCGAGTGCGTGCGCATGATCTGATATTCCTTGTCGGTCAGCGTCAGCGCGGGCGCGACGGTGATCGAGTCGCCGGTATGAACGCCCATCGGGTCGACGTTTTCGATGGCGCAGACGATGATGGCGTTGTCGGCCTTGTCGCGCACGACCTCCATCTCGTATTCCTTCCAGCCCAGAAGGCTTTCATCGACGAGGATCTGGTTCACCGGGGAGGCGTCCATGCCGGTGCGGCAGTAATGGATATAGTCCTCGCGGTTATAGGCCACGCCGCCGCCGGTCCCGCCAAGGGTAAAGGCGGGGCGGATGATCGCCGGGAGGCCGATGTCTTCGAGTTCTTCAAGCGCGAGTTGCACGCCAGCCTCGAGATCGGCGTCGCCGTTCTCTTTCTTCGGCGCGGTGACGATGGAGGCGCGGGGGTTCTCGATGCCGAGGCGGTCCATCGCTTCGCGGAACAGCTTGCGGTCTTCGGCCATCTCGATGGCCTCGCGCTTGGCGCCGATCATCTCGACGCCGAATTTCTCGAGCACGCCCATTTCTTCGAGGGCGAGCGAAGTGTTGAGGCCGGTCTGGCCGCCCATCGTCGGCAGGAGCGCGTCGGGGCGTTCCTTTTCGATGATCTTGGCGACGACCTCGGGGGTGATCGGTTCGATATAGGTTGCATCCGCGAGGCCCGGGTCGGTCATGATCGTCGCCGGGT